ATGAAGACCTTCGACCGCCTTGCGACGATCCTTTTTCTCCTTGCCGCGCCCGCCGCGCGGCTTTTGGAGCTGAAAAACAATTATGACCCGGCCGGTCTGCCGACCGGCGGCTTCCCGTATCTGCCCGCCGTGCTGGCTGCGGCGGCGGTCGTGTTCCTGCTTTCGGCGCGCGGACTGCCCGCGCGGGACGCGGTCACGGCGGACTTCGGCGGTATTTTCCGCTTTGACGGTCAGCTCACGCTGACCGCTGCGGTCCTGGGCGGCTTTCTGCTGCTGGCTGCGGCGGCGCTGCGGCTCGTGAGCGGGGGAATGGCGGGATTGGAGCTGATTCTTTCCGTGTTCCTCGCCTGCTCCGGCGCGGCAGTGCTCTACGCGCTCATCGCCCAGCGGCGCTCCGGTGCGTTTGCGCCGACCGCGCTGCTCATGCCGGTGTGCTTCCTCGTCGTGCAGCTCATCGTTACCTACCGCGCCAACGCGCGTGACAGCGTGCTGGGGCATTTCTATGTGGAGCTTCTGCTCCTCGCGGCGCTCTGCCTCGCCTCGCTCTATCTCGTAGCGTTCGCCTATCGCTGCGGCGCTCCGCGCAGCTTTGCGCCCGCCGCGCATCTGGCGCTCACGCTGGCGGCGGCCTGCTGCGTGGATATGGCGCTCGCGCGCCGGTTCGACGGTCTTGCCGCCTGTCTCGGCGCGGCGCTGCTGCTCCTCGCCTATCTGGAGGCGGCGGGGGATTTCGAGGGGTAACAACGGAATCATGCCAAAAACGGAAAAACGGCTGCTCTCGCAGCCGTTTTTCCTATTGATTGGAAGATTGGATGAAAAGAAGCTATTGTCTCTTGCAAGTATTAAGATAACGGCTGAGTTTTAATAAAGTTCGGGCCAGTTGTTACAAAAGTATTAAGTTTTCAAAAAATCCTCGACCGCCTGCAATCGCTGATTTTTCCTTATATATCAAGGGTTTCAGCGTTCCGAGCATTACACCGAAAATCCAGAAAATTTACCACGTTCGGACGCAGAAATGACGCAGTAAAGACGCAGTAGATCAGGCGTGATATTTCCGCAGCTTCTCAGCGGCGCTCTCCGCCTTCTCCCGCCGCAGGTGGGTATACACCGCCTCGACGACCTCCACCGTGTCCCCGGCGAAGCTGGCCGTTTCGCGCGGTGTCAGCCCCGCCTCAAAGCAGATCGTCACGAAGCTGTGACGGAAGCAGTGCGGCGTGATCTCCTCCGGCAGCCCAACCGCTTTGCAATAATCATCCCATTGCTTTTGCAGGTGCGACGTTGTCATATAGCCGCCGTCCCGGTCGGGAAAGAGCAGCCCCACGCGATTGCGCGGCAGTGCGTTGGCGAGCTGAGGGAGCAGCGGAACCTCGCGCGCTCCGTTCTCGCTTTTGAGGAAATTCTCCAGCTTTGCGCGGCTGCTGCCGGTATAGTTGAGCTTTTTGTTGACGCGGATGGTCTCGGCCTTTCGGTCGATGTCGGCATAGGTCAGCGCCAGCGCCTCCCCGCGCCGCAGACCGGTATAAAGCAGCAGATACGGAAACAGCCAGAACGGCGGCTTAGTCACCGCGCTGTCCTTGACGGCCCGCTCCTCGGCTTCGGTCAATGCCCGCCGCTGCTTCTTCGGCAGCCCGCGGCTCTTGCGGACCTCTGCGGCAGGACTGACGCGGATATCTCCGCTCATGACTGCGTGCGAGAAGATCATTTTGCAGACGGAAAGCTCGATCTGCACGCTGTTCCCCGCGCGGCCCTGCCGTTCAAAATCTCGGATATAGCGCTGTACGTCCAAGGGCTCTATGTCCGAGGCATAGCCGGGGAAGGCTGCTTTTAGGCGCTTGACTGCAAAGGAATAGACGCGCCGCGTGCTCTCTCTGACGCTCTTTTCGTGCTCGGCCTCCCACTCGTCCGCGATCACGGGGAATTTGCGGCCCCGCTCGCGCTCGTCCTGCCATGCCAAAATTTTCTTGTCTACCTCGCGGCAGGTCTTGCCGCGGAAGTAAATGCGCTTGCCGTTGACGGTGCGGGAGGTCTCGAAAAGTCCGTCCGGCCTCTGGTGATACTTGTTTTTTGCCATAAAAAAGCTCCTTTCATCTTGCGCGACGAAAGAAGGCGTGATATACTATCTACGCCTATTCATCGACGCGCATTTGTTCAACAACGCGCGGTTGTCGAGTTTCTCTTGTGTTTCGTCGTGGTTATGCTGGGGGAATGGATTAGGCCCGCCGGAGTGTTTGCACCACTCCGGCGTTTTTATTTTGCGCTCGCAAGGTCCGGTATCTTTGCGCTTGACCCGCATAACGGGCATTCCGTGTATCCGCGCCGCTCGCAGACTTCTATCGCCAGCGGCGTAAAAGAGGATGCATTTTGAAAGACCGCACAGCCGTATCGGTGGTAATAGCTTGAGCCGTCTACGAGCAACCCGACATTTCTGCGGAAAAAGTCGGCGGCATCCACGCTGCTTTGCATAGCGTCGCAACGATCCCATACGCTTTGCAGGCGTTCTTGTAGGCGGCCCTCCTCGGCTGCGGATTCTTCAAGCGATGCGGCAAGCGTTGCATTTTCGCTTTTCAGCGTTTTGATTTCTTCAGCTTGCCGGATATTGCCAAAGACGCTTTCTGCGAGCAGCAGGAGGCCGAAGATGATCGGGGAGTATCGCCGGATGAAAGCCCAAATGCCTTTCAAATTCTGTTTCTGACAGTATCGCTTATGCCTGAAAAACTCAGGATCATCGTATATGCCCATCGCTCACCCTCCTCACCTCGGCAGCGGATATCTCCGCTTCGTGATAACGCGCCCCTGACAAATGACCGTCTGGCCGCTGCTCGGATAGATCGGCACGTCCGCGTCCGCGCGCTTGCGGTTGAGGGAGAACAGATAGGTCATGCCGAACGGATCGCGATAATACTGCTTGATGACCGTGCCGCCGTCTACGCAGAAAACGCCGATGTCGCCGTTGACAATGGCGTCGTGATTGACAAATACCGTGCTGCCGTCGGGAAAGTCCGGCTCCATGCTGTCGCCCTGCACGCGGATCGCGTAGGCCGCGCCCTGCGGATCGTCCGGCCCGAGCTCATACGGCTCGAAGTCTTTGCCCTCGACCGGAGCGGCAATGCCGGCGGCAGACGGTTCCAAATAGCGGTTGATGACCTTCGGCTCGAACGTGACAAGCTGCGAATCCTCCATGAAGCGGGTCTCGTCCTCGCAGCGCTGCTTTTCCGTGCTCACCAGCTCGCGCACGGCAGTCCTGCCCCAGCTATCCAGGCTCGAATAGTCCTTTGCGATCTTCATAGCCTCGTCCGAAAGGGACGGGGCTTTTTTGCGGTTAAATCCAGTATCGATCAATTCGTCTGCCGTAATGTCCAATGCAGACGCCAGAAGTTTGAGCTTTTCAACGTCCGGTTCGCGGTTACCTTTTTCATAGCCGGTAATCGTCGTTTTCGCAACGCCGACCTTCTTCGCAAGATCTTCTTGTGTCAATTTCTTCTCGGTCCGAAAAGATTTCAGTCTGTCACCGAAGTTCATTTTTCATCACCTCTGAATACAGTATAAGTTGGCATTTTGCAAATGTCAATGAAAAGTTCTCGTAACGAAAACTTTTTTGTGAAAAAGGCTTGACAAGTTTGCGTTTTGCGAGTATTCTTTTGGTAAAGTTCTCAAAGCGAGAACATTTTGAAAGGAAAGGAACGAGAAAATGTATCCAAATCTACTTGGGCAAAAGGCTATTCATAACCTCACTGATGATGACATGGCAAGCATTATTGGCATTTCGCGAACTGCCTATCAGAGCAAAAAGAAATCCGGACGATTCACACCAGAGGAATGTCGCAAATACTGTGACTACTTCGGCAAGAGTTTCCAATACCTATTTGCCAAGGACGGCGACGACTTCGCCAGCTAAGGAGGCCCCTCCATGAACGACTTACAGATCTTCACCTATCAGCAATCCGCCGTCCGCACGGTCGAGCGCGACGGCGAGCCGTGGTTCGTCCTCAAGGACGTGTGCGACGTCCTCGGCATCGGCAGCCCCCATAAGGTCGCCGACCGTATTGACGAAGATGAGCGGAATCAGATTCCCCTCACCGATTCCCTTGGTCGTCAGCAGGAAACCACCATCATCAACGAATCCGGTCTTTACAATGTCATCCTCCGCTCGGACAAGCCCGAGGCCAAGCCCTTCCGCAAATGGGTCACGTCTGAGGTGATCCCCGCCATCCGCAAGCACGGCAGCTATAGCCGAAAGCCCCTCACCCCCGCCGAGCAGCTTTTGGCGCAGGCGAACGTCCTCGTCGAGCAGGAACGCCGCCTTTCGGCTCTGGAGGAGACCGCGGAAAAAACCTCCCGCGCCATTGAGATGATCGCCGCGCCCGCCGCCTCCACGCGCGATACCTGGCAGGAGGAGACCGGCAAGGCCATCCGGCAGATGTGCGCCGAATACGCGCTCAACTACCACTCGACCACCGGCGACCTCTACAAGGAGCTGGAAGGGCGCGCGGGCATCGACCTCGACGCCCGCAAGCGGAACCTGCAAAAGCGTCTGCGCGCCAACGGAGCCACGGCGACCGAGTGCAAAGCGGTCTCCAAGCTCTCCGTTATCGCCCGCAATCCCCAGCTCCGCGAGATCTTCACCGGCATTGTGCAGCGCAAAGCGGCGGGCCTGCTTACCAATCGTCTGACCCCGGCATAACCACGACATTTCACCGAAAGGAGTATTCCAATGGCACGAGAAACCGAATTTTACCGCGATAACCTCGAAGCGATCCTCGCCTTCACCGGCGGCAAGCAGTTACTCAGCATTAAGCAGGTCGGCGAGTTCACGGGCCTGCGCAAGTACGAAACCCTCCATAAGCGCTTTCCTTTCCAGCAGGGCTACATTTCCGCACCGACGCTTGCCCGCTGTCTGGCGAAAGGAGCGAGCGCATGAGCGACGAACGCCAGCCACGCCGTGAGAACTACGGCTATTGCATCTTCCCGGCCCTGCGCCGCGCCCTCCGAAAGACCGGCATGGACCGCCGCGAGGTCGCGAAGTACCTCGGCATATCCGACAGCAATTTCTATTGGTGGATGACCGGCGGCAACGCGAGGATCCTTTTGGTCCTCTCGAAGCTGCTCCTGCTCACCGACCTGACCTTTGAGGAAGCCTTCGGCGAGATCGACGGAGGAGAGGAGACTGAGTGATGAAACCGTTTTTTGCATTTCTTGCCCTGTTCCTGTGCCTCGCGGCGCTGTGGCCCGTCGTGACCGTCAGCACCGCCGCGCAGCCGGAGCCGTACACCGGCGAGCCGCCGGTCGTCGCAGACAAACTCCCCGGCGAGGACAAGCCCGCAGAGGGGAGCGCGGAACTTACCATCGGCGAACCGCGCGGCGAATTTAAGCTGACCGCCTATTGCCCGTGCGCGAAGTGCTGCGGCAAGACCGACGGCATCACCTCGACCGGCACGCTGGCCGCCGAGGGCCGCACGATCGCCGTTGACCCTCGCGTGATCCCTTACGGCTCCACCGTCACGATCTACTACGAGGACGGCACGGTACATACCTACACCGCCGAGGACTGCGGCGGGGCTATTAAGGAAAACCGCATCGACGTGTTCTTTTCCAGTCACGACGCTGCCCGCGCGTTCGGAGTGCAGAGCGCAATGGTCTATGTGGAGGAGGAGCCGTGATGTATCGCTGTGATTCCTGCCACGCCGACTTTGACGAACCCGCCATTCGCTTTGAGCGCGAGAACCTGGACGGCGAGAACGGCATCTTCTATGCGCAGTATGCCGTCTGCCCCTATTGCGGGGAGGATTGGTTTTCCGAAATACCCGAAGAGGAGGACAGCAAATGAGCGCCCATTTTGACCCCGAACGGCACATTTACACCGTGGATGGGGTGCAGCTCCCCAGCGTCACCGAGGTCTGCCGCTTCCTCGCCTATGACTATAAGTCCTCGCAGCCGTGGCTTGCCGAAGCCGCCGCCCGCCGCGGCACCGCCGTCCACGAGGCCTGCGCCCTCATTGACTACGGCGAGATACCGGAGGAAACGCCGGAGATCGCCGGGTATCTGAAAGCCTACCGCCGGTTTCTGGCGGACTATGCGCCGGATTGGCAGCTGATCGAGCACCCGATGGGCAATGCGGAGCTCGGCTTTGCCGGCACGCTCGACCGCTACGGCGCGATCGACGGCGCTTTGACCCTGTTGGACATTAAGACCGGACAGCTCCACAACGCCGCCCTCTCCGCCCAGCTCACGGGCTACGGCAACCTGCTCTATGCCGAGCGCGGCATTGTTCCCGATCAGACCCTCGCGCTCAAGCTCTCCAAAGACGGCACCTACGAGCTGCGCCCCGTCCTGCCGGACGCCGAGCTGCTCCGAGCGTGCCTGTTTATCCACCAAGTCGTCACCAAGAAAGGAAAGAAGAAATGAACGAAATCGCCCTCTATCACTATGACGCCGCCGCTCTGGCGGTGGCCCCCATTCCCCGCACCGGCAACTATACCATCTGCGCCCCCAACGGCATCCCCGCTACCTTGAAGCGCGGAACGGACTTCGGCATGATCCGTAAGAAGAACGGCGACGCCATGACGAAAAACCCCACCCTCTTCAAGTCCGGCGCGGAGAAGGTCGCCGTAGCCTATGGCCTCTGCCAGCGCTACACGCTGGAGAGCAAGCTGGAGGACATCGAGCATGGCTTTTTCTACTTCCTCGTCCGCTGCGACCTCGTGAAGATCGTCAACGGCGTGGAGTATGTCATCACCTCCGCCTACGGCTCCGGCAATACCCGCGAGGGCCGCACCGGCTCGCAGTCTCCCTATGACGGCGCGAACAGCGCGGTCAAAATGGCGCAGAAGCGCGCCCTGGTCTCCGCCGCCTTGTCTTTGGGCTGCGTCTCCGATATGTTCACGCAGGACATTGAGAGCGACACCGAGGACGGCACCGCGTACATCAACGAAAAGGATCCCGAGGCTCCCATCACCGCCGCGCAGGTCAAATTCTTCTATACCGCTGCTTCCCGCCACGGCCTGACGAAGCCGGAGGCGAAAGCGCTCGTCAAGAAGTTCGGCTATGACAGTGCATCCAAGATCAAGACGAAGGACTTTGACGCCATGCTGGCGGAGCTGGGAGGGACCGAGGAATGATCACGAAGCTCGGAACCGACTATTTCAAGGGGCAGAAGCAGGATATTTACCTCATTGCTTCCACCGTCACCTCGGACGGCGAGCTGAAGTCCACGCAATCCGGCAAGACCTTCGGCACCTGCTCCTGCAAGGCGATGGAAAAGGAGGACGGCACTGCCGTCTGGGTCGCCGTCAAGAGCTTCAACGAGCTGGTCCGCGACCGCATCGCCCGCGCCGGAAAGGGTACGCCCTTCCTTGCGTGGGGGCGCGTAGAGACGCGCGAGTACAACGGCAAGGAATATACGGATATGCTCGCAGACGGCTTTCTGAGCCCGTTTGCGGGCGGCGCAGAGCCTATCCCCACGCCGGTGGGCAGCACGCAGAAGTATTACCCCGTCGAGGAGGTAGACGACGGCGAGCTCCCTTTCTGAGTGCACACGGCATGACCGGCGAGGCCGTTTCGCGCATCCTCTCTCTGCTCTCGGCGTATTTCCCCAATCGTAAGATCACGCCCGACCTTCAGCGTGCGTGGCAGCTCGCGCTCAAGCCCTACGACTATAAGGACGTCAAGGCGCAGGTGGTCCGCTACGTCCGGCGAAACAAATTCTTTCCCGACGTGGCGGATATCACCGCCGCGCTCCCCGAGCCGGAGCGCCGAAACGGCGAGAACGCGGGGAAAAACGCGTGGATGGGCGAATACATCAAAGAAGGCAACAACGCATGGGCGAAAAAGTATATGTTGCCGTGAAAGGAAATCATGATCGAATTTATCGTACCCACGGCGGCCATCGGCAAGGCCCGCCCCCGCGTCACCCGGCACGGGACCTATACGCCCCGGAAAACGCGGGACTATGAGGAGCTGGTGCGCCATTGCTTCCGCACCAGCGGGAGCCTGCCCTATACCGACGCGCGCCAGCCGCTCAAGGCAGAGATCGTCGCCTGCTTCACCGTTCCCAAAAGCTATTCCAGGAAAAAGCACGCCGAGCTTCCCGGCAAGCCCTACACGCACAAGCCGGACGCCGATAACCTCGCAAAATGCCTGCTCGACGCGCTCAACGGCCTCGCCTATCCCGACGACGCGCAGATCACCGCGCTTGAGGTCGGCAAGTTCTATTCCGACCGCGATTTTGTACTCGTTAAGATTTATTCAGAGGAGGAAACCAACCATGCGAACACATAAGCGTGTCCCCCGGAGAAACCTCATGACGCCGGCACAGGCCCGCGAGGAGCGGAGCATCAATCCGTGGCTCTCGCTCGCGCAGGGCGTCATCCTGCAAGCCATCTTCGATTGGCGCGCCCTCGAAGCCGACGTGAAGATCGTCGGCGGCGCAAAAACGACCTTTGACGGTCTGCGCGCCTTCTTCCGCTCGCAATGGGCCGACCATCTGCTGCTCTGCACAGACATTTCCGCGCTCTATGTCCTCGACGTGCTCGAAAACGAGCTCGCCGAGATCGAGGCGGGGCGCACGCAGGTCCTCCCGCGTGTCAATGCGCGCCCGACGGTCGTCCACCGCACAAAGTCAAAAAGCGCCGCCGCTCTCGACGACCTCAAGCAATGGACCAACGACAAGCCCGCAAGGAGGAAAGCATGATGACAAAGAAAATTCTTGATGTGACCTGCGGGAGCAGAACGATTTGGTTCAACAAGAACCATCCTGCTGCGATCTACTGTGACGTTCGGGACGAGGAATGCACGGGGGGTCTGGAGGAGTACTAACAGAGATTCAGAACGGACCTGCATCGTGCATCCTGACGTGCTGTGCGACTTCACGGATCTACCGTTCCCCAGTAATTCTTTTGCGCTGGTCGTATTTGACCCGCCGCATCTTCGGCGCGTCGGTGAAAATGCGTGGATGCGGAAGAAGTACGGGCAGCTCGGAGAGAATTGGCGCGAAATGCTGCATGACGGATTCCGCGAGTGTATGCGCGTATTAAAACCGGACGGTGTGCTGATTTTTAAGTGGGCAGAAACGCAAATCCCCGCTGCAGATGTTTGGGCAGCAATCGGAGAACGCCCCCTTTTCGGGCATCATAGCGGCAAAAAATCGCAGACTTTTTGGGGCTGCTTTATGAAATTGGGAGAGGAATTATGAACGACCAAAACCTCGTAAATGCGCTGCGTGAGCACGCAGAATGGGCGGAGGGGAACCAGTGGGAAACGCCCATTACCCTGTGCGACGATCTGGCGGAAGCCGCTGACTTGATCGAAGCGCAGGCAAAAGAGATTGACGCACTGCGGAACGAACTGTGCCTGAAATGTGGAAACTACAAGCTGGCCCATGAGGGGGCCTGTAACGGATGCCGGTGGAGGAGGTAAATGATGGAAGCGTTAGAATTTTTGAAAGAAAGAAAAAGGATGTGTCGTTCTTTTGGTGGATCGTGCACGGGCTGCCCGGGTGAAAAGGTTAGATGCGCAATCAACCCCCTTACGTCTGAGGATGACTATAAGCGGATCGTTGTTGTGGTCGAGGAATGGTCTGCTGCGCACCCGCGCAAGACGCGGCAGAGCGTGTTTCTGGAGCAGTATCCGGAAGCTCGAGTGCGTACCGAAGGCGTATTGAGTATCTGCCCTGCACTAATTTCCCCGGCATACCGAGGAGATGATGGCGGATGTTCAGACATTTCCAAGGGATGTGCCGTCTGCTGTCGCGAGTTCTGGATGCAGGAGGTAGAGTGATGAAACGGCTAACGAATGAAGAGGTCAGAGTGGACGAAAGCATGGACCGGTATCTCGGCCCGCTCTCCGTCCTTGAAGGCATGAAGCCGAAGCTGCTGGACCTGATTCTGAACGGTCCGGTGCTGAACGGCGTATCGAAGGATGTACTGCGGCAGATCATTCGGCAGCTCTACAGCGCGCTTGCCGCCTACGAGGACACGGAACGGACGCCGGAGGAAATCGACATGGATCACGAAGCCGCAGAGCAGCTCCGCCATCTGTGCCGAAACTGCGATATTGACCGGTTGGAGGAGCTGGCCGAGGCCGACAAGGACGGACGGTTGGTGGTGCTGCCGTGCAAGGTGGGTGACACGTTATTCAGAGTGTTCGCCGGAGAAATCTTAGAGCACAAAGTTGGAAACATGAGATACCTCGCAATACAGGGACGGTGGGACATTGAAACGTACCCGTTCTGCCCATACGTGGAAAGTTCTATAGGGAAAACGATTTTCCTGACCCGCGAGGAAGCGGAAGCGGCATTGGAGGCGATGAAGGATGACTGACATGGAACGCAAGACCTTCTGCGCGGCGCTCAGTCGCTACGGCGCGCAGGCGCAGATCACGATGGCCTTTGAGGAGATGGCCGAGCTGCAGGATGTGCTGTGCAAGTTCCTGCGCGGGCGCGTGGACGGCGACACGCTCGCCAACATCGCCGAGGAGATCGCCGACGTCGGGATCATGCTCGACCAGATGGCGATCCAGTTTTAGGTCGAGGACGCGGTGGCAGAGCAGCGGGCATACAAGGTCCAGCGGCTGCGGAGCCGGCTTGAATACGTGGAACAGGAGGGCTGACAATGGCAACGGTTAAGTGTGCGCTGGGCAAGAGAGGGCGTCCGTCCCACGAGTGGAACGACGGCAAGAAAGATCGTATCTACTGCCTCGGATGGGTTGACCCCATGACGGATGCCCCATTGCCGGAGTGCGTAGCTTGCCCCGATTTCGTGGACAAGGCACAGGATGACTTAGAGGCATTTTACGGGAGGGCTGACAATGACACTAACTGAGATGTTTACAATTTGTGATTCATGCGTATATGCGCCATGTATTTGTGGGAATGACCCTGAGAACTGCGTGGCGTATGTGATGAGGACTTCTAACAATGGCTGAGTGGAAAGTATATGAAGCGGACACGCCTCAATGTACCAGCTGTGGGATGTGGATGCCTTTTGCAAGATACAGGCGTGGGCAGGGAGTCAATGCAAGAAGCATCACGGATTATTGCCCACACTGCGGCAAAAAGATGACAGCGATGCCGTTGTGCGGCAGATGCAAACGCGGTCAAGGCGCATGGAAAGAGGACGGAATATGCTACGCTTGCCGTGAACAGACGTGGATCCCCGGAGCACCGCATAGGAAAGCAAAGGAGGGCTGAAAATGGCTGAATTCATTAACAGGGAAGCGTTTAAGAAAAGCGTTGAGGAGCGTTATTGCAAGCCCTGCAAGGCGGAGGGAAAAGACCACAACGGATGCCGGTGTCGTGCCTGTTGGGTTGACGATATGCTCGATGAGGTAGAGTGTTTCCAGCCCTCTGACGTTGCGCCGGTAGTGCGCTGCAAGGACTGCGCGCACAGAGGGTGGGTACAGGAGCCGTGCCACGGTAAGAGCGTTGACTATTGCAAGATTTGGGACTGCACTTTGCAGAATCAGGAATCGACGTTTTGCAGCTACGGCGAGCGTAAGGATGGTGAAGGCTGATGTGGATAAGATTGCTTGAAATTTTAGACCCCCGTGAGGCACTCATGGAGGCAAGGCTTAAAAAGGAGGCCGGCACATGATCCGCATTATCATCGACATCGAAGAACACGGCGACAAGCTGGCAACCAAGGAGGCCGTCGCAATGGCACTTGAGCAGTTTGGCAAGGTGCGCGTGGTCATGGTGACAGACGGAAAGGAGCCGAAGCGATAATGGACGATTGGACCCGCATCCCCGCTCCCATTGAAAAGGAGGACGACCGGCGCGCGCTGTGCGCCATCCTCGCCGCGAACGGCCTGACGGTCCGCATCGTGGTCGAGAAGAACAAATCCGGCTACCGCAAGTGGTACGTCGAATATCATACATAAGAGGAAAGCAGGGCGAAAGCCCCGCTTTTCTCTTTCCCTCATTTCCACTTTGCCGGAACGCTCGTATAGAACGAGAAGGTGTCCCGCGCGGCAGCCATCTGCGCCGCATCGAAGCCGAGCTCGTGCAAATACTGCTGAAACTCCGCCGTCTTGTCCTTGGCCTTGCCGTCGGCATTGTTCAGCGTGCGGTATTTGTCGAGGACCTTGACCGCCGTCCGAGGCGAAACGCCCGCGTCCGCCAGTGCGCCCGTAAAGGGATTCTTTGCCGCGTTCGTCGTGCTGTTCTTTTCCTGCCACGCCTTGCCCCGCTGTGCGTTCGTCATGCCGGACAGCTCGAGGAGCGTCTGCGCGGATTCCACATAATCCACACGGGCATTGTCGTCCCTGTCCGCGTTGACCTTGTAGAGGATGTAGGTCTCCGGCGGCATAACACTCTGCATCATGCCCTTGGCAACGCTGCTGTCGGACACCTTGTAATCACTCACCGCCTGCTTGCCCTTGACCTTGGCGTATTCATAGGCGTATCCGACCGCCTTGGCCTTGTCGGCGTCGGACAGCTTCTGATAGCCCTTGCTTTTCAGCAGCGGCTCCAAAACCTGCCTGCGCGTCTGACCCATGACCTTCGCGTACTCCGTGTACTCCTCTCCCGTGAGATACTTTCGCTCGCCGTTTACGACGAACGAATCCTCCGCGGCGGAGGGCAGGCCCTCGCCGGTCGCCTCATAGAGCCGCCGGACCTCCTGCGTGACCGCATCATTTTTGATCTCCTTGACCGTGCTCGGGGAGACGGAGTTCTGAATGATCCGCAGCAGCGGATCTCCGTTGCTGACCTCCTCGCCCCACATATCAATGCTCGGCTGCATGGCTTCGCGGGCGAACGGCGTCTTGCGCAGCACGGTTTGTCCGAAATACTTCGCGTCCCGTTCGAGCTGCGATATGCCTCTTTCAACATAGCTTTCGCGCACGGTATCGTCCAGCGCGGACGCGATCTTCCCGCCGACGGTGGGCAGGAACTGGCTCGCATAGCTCGACGCCACGCGCCCGACCGCGGACGCTATCAGATCGTCGGCGTGGCCGATGCTGCGGATAATTTTGTTGAAGGTGGAGAGCATCGAGGTCTCCAGCACAACGTCGCCGATGTTGCTCACCGCATCCATCAGGCCGCCGAAGTCCATACCGCCCTCCACGAGTGCGGCGCCGGCAAAGAGCGGGATCGCCGCAGGCACCGCCCAATCGAGCGTGTACGAGCGTCCGCCCAGCTCCAGCGCGTAATCCTGATGCCCGAGTGTCTTGTTGAAAGCCTCCTCGTCATCATCGTCGCCCGCGCGGAGATTCAGCAGCCCTTCCGATGCAAGGTATGCGCCCAGTGCCAGAAGGCCGGTCCCTGTCAGGCCCTCGCATAAGCTGTCCACCGCGTCCGCCGCCGTCGCCTTGCCGCTCTTCACGTCCACCGCCGCCTGCTTTACAGCCTTTGCGATGCCGACGGGAGAATAGTCAAGGCCGGTCGTCAGAATGTTCGCCGGGGTCTTGCGGAACGGCATTACGGCGTCATAGGCGATAGAGAGCGCTTTTGCCGCCTTGTTGTCGCCCTGATAGTGCCCGGCGCGGGCAAGCAGCTCAGAAAGGTCGGTCGTGTTGCGGTAGGTCGCCTTCTGCGCCTCGTTAATGGCGTATTCCCGCGCCGCCGCCACAAGCTCCGGTTTCGCGCCGCTCTGCGCTTCCTCCGCCGTCACCCCCTTGGCTTTGAGCGCCTGTGCAAAGCTCTCTACATAGGCGGGACGATTGAAGAGCACGTCGCCGCGGTCCAGCGCCGCCGTGTTCCAGCGGGACGCGGCATTGACCGCCTTGCCGACGCCGCTTTTGCCGAAAACCTGAGCGCGGCGCTTCTCCTCGATCTCTCTGGCGATGCCGCTGGCGTTGTATTCGCTATATTTCCCGCCGCCCATTGCGCTCTGCTGGTCGGCGGCATACTGCTCCTTCGCCCATTGGCGCAGCTTGGCGTCGGCTCCGCTCCGCCCGACCACGCTTTTCGTGCGCTGGCTGCTGTCGCGCACGACCATCGGCTCGATCAGCGCACCGATGGTATTCTTCACGGTCCGCGCGCCGAGCTGGATTGCATTGCCCGCGAGGTTTCGGACGTGCGTGGTCGGATTGCCCAGCATAGACAGGTATCGCCATGCGTCCGCCTTTTCGCGGAAGGTGCTCGGGCTTTGGTCGGCAATGCTCTGCGTGATCGCGTCCCACGCCGCCTTGCGCCCTGCGTCGCTCTCCGCCGTCAGGTAAGCGTCGGCAAGCTCCGGGTCGATGAAGATGCCGTCATATTGGTCGACAAAATTCGTCTGCACCGTTTCCGCGTCTGCGGCGCGGCGCCTGCGCCCGATCCCGCGTTCCTGCGCTTTTCGGTTCACACTGTCCACATAGCGCCGCAGGGAAAGCAGCTTCCCCGCCGGGGTCAGCCGGTTGAGCAGATTCATTGCCTGCACCGTCTGCGCCGAAGTGTGAGCGCTCTGCGCGATGTTCGTCAGCAGCTCAAAGGCGGTCACATGGTCTCCCGCCTCGACCGCTTCGTTGTATGCGGCAATGCCGCGTGCCATATTCTCCTTGCCGACCGATTGCCCGAGCGACGCAAGCACGTTGAATTCGTCCGCCACCGTCTGATAGCCGCCCGCACGCTGAATCGCGTCCTGCGCCGCCGTGTGCGCGGCCTTGTCCGTGATGGGGAGATAGTCAAACGTGCCGCCCGCGACGGCCTGCTCGATCACCTCTGCGAACTCGTTCGAGGTCACGGGGGAATTGAGGATGGTCGAAACGGCTTTGCTGACCGCCTTGCCGGTCGCAGGATTTACAGTCGGGACCTCGCTCGGCGCTCTGCCGTGCAGCTCCGCCGTGCGCTCCTCTGCCGTGCGGTTGACGCGGTGGAATTCGTCGCTTCGCTCCTGCATATTCTGAAAATCGCTGTTCAGGCTCCCGCGGTTTGCACCGCCCAGCCCGTCCACGTCCCAGATCGGCAGCTCCTCCGCCGTGCGCTCCGTCACCGGCTGCGCGCCGTTGATCGCGCTCTTGGCGGCAATATAATCCGGATTCGGCCCCACGGTCGAGCCGTCCACCGCGGTGTAGCCGTTCGTGAGCATATCATCCAGCACGAGCTCCAGCACCTTCGCGGCCTTCACGTTCTCCTGTCCGTGGTCGCGGATCAGACGGTCCGCCGCGTCGATGATCTGCCCTCGCGTCAGCCCCTCGTCCATTGCCTGCCGCAGCGCGGGCGTCTCGAAGATATAGCTTGCGCGCCGGTATCCGTTCGCCGTCCGCTCGCGTCCGCCCATCTGCTGCCCGTAGTGGAGCGACAACCCGGCGATGCCGGAAAGCTGCTCCGCCGCCTCCGTGTAGTAGGGCCGCATTTCGGGATGGTCGAACTGGAAAGCGTTCACGTCCCGCGCGCCCACGCTCTCGCTCGTGCGGTTGTCGATGTGCCGCTCCGGCGCATATTCCCGCGCCGAGCGCATATCCTGTATATTGACAGGATCAGGGCCATGTGCTACACTGTCAGCAGAAGAGAACTCTTGCGGCGGGACGTTTCGGACGTTGCTGTTCAGGGCCGACGTTGTTTCGGTATTGGACACCGTATCTTGCGGGGTTCTTTTTCTGATGTACAGTGTCCGCGGCTCGATCATTCCGCGCTTGACATTTTCGCCGTTGCTGGATATACTATTTCCAATAGCGGGACTAACAGGACCAGATACCGGCTCGGCCGTAAGTTGCGGGGAGGCTTCCTCCACGTTTAACGTCTGGGTGAAGTCGCCGCTATTTTCTTTGACATACATGGTCGTTATCTCCATGGTCCCACGCCCCTTGTTGTCAAATTGAACCGTTATGACCTTGCCGTCCGGCATACTCTTGCTAAGCAGTACGCCGCGCTTTCCGTCGTTCTTGCCTCCGACCTGCACCTCGCCCGGGGTGATGCTGTCCGGCTGTGTCACGACCTCCGGCAAAGCGTCTATCGCCCACCGCTCCAGCGGGAGATTTCCTTTCCGCAGCTCCGCCTCCGGCGAGCCGTGTTCCCGAAGGATGTGCCTTACGTCGTCATTTGTCACGATAACATTTCTCTCGGAGACCGGATAGCCGAGAATATCGCTCACCGCTTTTCTCTGTGCATCCGTCAGCATTCCGAGGTAGAGCTTTTCCAGCTTTTCGCCCTGCCCATTCTTCCTTCCGCCGCTCCACTTGTCGAAGAACGCGGAAACGCTGGTATCAAACCCTGCAACAAGGTTGCGGAACGTCTTGCCTTCGCGCCGGATCGCATCCGCCTCCAAGATGTTGTAATTTGGCTTCGCCGTCCCCTCCTTGGGGGCGGTTTTTTCTGCGCTCTGCGTGCCCTCTGCCGCGTTCTGCGCGTCGGGTGTCAAATTACCCTCTCCGTTCGCTCGTGTGGCTTCTGTGGGCTTTTGCGGGCTGAATTTCGTGCTTTCCCCGCGTGTGATGGTATTACCGGCGATCTCCGCGCCGCTGCCCGCAAGGCCGAGAATGCCGCCGATCAGACCGTCGTAGAGAACATTCGCCCAATAGTCGGTGTCCTTGTACTGAGACAGGGCGTTTTCGTCATAAGTAGCCTTCTGCAAAATCGGCTGCAGCGCGTCCTCAACGACTTCCTCAAGCCCCTCCGTCGCAAAGGAGCCTGCCGCCTTGAGCGCGGCCTTGCCCGCCGCGCTGCCGCTCATCTTCGCAAGCGCACCGTCTATCGCCTTATCGAACATACCATTGCCGAACACCTTTTTAAACGGGGCGGCGATGTTGGCGAGCTTTTCAGTCCCTACGCTCACCGCTGCGCTGCCCGCGCCGTAGGCGAGCGCCTTTGTCTTGCCCTCCATGCGCTCGGCGGTCGTCGCGTCGGGGGGAATGGTCTCCTTCGCCTCCTGTGTGCTGTCGCCGAACACGCGAGTTGCGATGCTCGGCAGGCCGCCCGCGAGCGCGTCCATTGCCATCTGTCCGCCCGCCACACCGACGTCCACCGCCGTGCGCCCGATAGCGCCCAGGCCCTCTTTTTCCTTGGCGATGCCGTACTCGGCGTCGCTCTTGAGCTTGGCGCGCGTATCGCCCAGCTTGCCGACCGCGTTCTCCACGTCGGCGGTTTTCTTCGCGTAGGCTTCGCTGTTGATGGCAATGAGCCGTTCGTTGCGGTCAATGAGCTGCTGCCAGCGTGCGCGCTCCTCCGCCGTCTGCGCCGCGTCGCGCTTGGCGGTGTAATTTTCGATGTTGCGGCGCGAAGCGTCGATGCTCGCCTTTTCCGGACTGACGGCCCAATCCGCCGCCTGCAGCGCCTCAAGGCCGCTTGCCGCCGCGCCGACCTGCCCGGCCAGCCAGCCGTTCACCGTGCCTCCGAGCATACCGCCCTTCTTGTCTCGGATGGTGTCGCTCACCACCTGCGCCTGCGCTCTGCGCTCTGCGTCCGCATGGTTTGCGGTCCGGTGACTGCTGCGCTCGCTTCGCGCACGGCTCGCGCCGTACTTCCGCGCCTCCTGCACGAGAATATCGTTATAGGGGGCAGCGGAGGCTTTTTTTGCCTCCTGCCGCTCCTGATACGCCATCAGATTGGGCTTTTTTGCAGCGGTCTGCCGCTGCTGCTTTTCCTGATAGGCAATGAGGTCAGGCATTTCCGCCATAGTGTCCGCTCCTTATCCGCCAAAAAGGCCGCTCAACTCATACTGCTGTTCCGCAGACATATTCTTCCAGTACCGGTTTAGAACATTCTGCGCCGAGGCCGCATTGCCCTGTCCCATGTAGGTCAGGATCGTCCGCCTTATGTCGCTATAGCTTGGCAGGCCGTTTGTTCCGAGCAGAGCGTTTCCGCTGGCCGTCCTGCTGACAGTTTCGGTCGTTTCACCGATATCGTCGGTCGTTCCGCTCTTGCCCTTGCCCGTGCTCTTCCTGTTGCTCGCTTCGAGCTTGGCATACGCCAGCGCCAGATTGTCCGCCGCATCCTTGCGGGATGCTTCAAACTCCGCGAGCCAGCGCTGCTGCTCCGCGTCCGCCTCAGCCTGCGCCGCCGCTGCGCTCTGCCGGCGCACCAGCTCCTGATACAGCGCGTTGGCAAGGTCGGCGTTCCCGCTCGCCTGTGCCTGCGCCACCGCCGCATTGTACTGCTGATCCAGCGCCGTCAGCTCGCTTTCCAGGTTTCCGCTCGCCTCGGCCTCCTGTGCGCCGAGGTCTGCAAGATTCCGCTGCAGCTCTGCGCTGCGGGCAAGCTCCGCCTGTCCGCTCGTGCCGGTGTTCAGCCCGCGCGCCGCGGCATACTCGCCGAAGTTTCGGCGGCTCAATTCGTTCTGCGCCGCCGCGAGGTTGCGCATCGCGTCATACTTCTGCGGCGCAAGCTCACCCTGCCGCCGCAGCCGCGTTACGTTGGCGTTGTACGCGCCCTCCAGCGCCGAAAGGTTTGCCTGCATCTGCTGGCGGTACATGTCGCGCAGATAATCGCTCAGATCGTTCACCTGCTGTTGCTGCTGCGGTTGCTGTTGCTGCTGTAAGCGCTGTTGCATGATATTGTTTTCCGTCGCGGTCAGCAGCCCCATCTGGTTTTTTGCCCACTCCTGCTGACCATAATTGCCGTTGGACATCAGATTGCTGAGATAAGCCCGCTCGTTGGCGAAGTTTGTATTTTCGTTGTACGGATTGCTTGCCGCCACGCTGACGATGCCCCCGCCAGAGCCGCCGCCCACGCTGCCGGAGCTGCCGCCGGAGGAACCACCACCGGAACCACCGCCGGATGACCCTCCACCGGAATTTCCGTACTTCTGCTCGGCGGAGTTCAGCGCCTTCATCTGGTTCTTCGCCCACTCGGCGTTGCCCCCGCCGCCGGAGATGAGATTGTTGAGATATTTCCGCTCGTTTGCGAAATTCGTATTTTTGTTATAGGCCATACTCTCACGTCCTTATCTACTTCATCGTTGCCAGCTTTCGGATCAAATCCTCGCCGTATTGGTACGCCGCGAGGTAGTCCATCGTCTTGTCTTCCAGCCCCGCGCGCTTTTGGAGCATAGCGCGATAGTCCGGCTCGGCGAGCTTGTCCCAAAACTCCGCTTTCCACTTGGCCGCGTTCTCTCGGCCCGCCCAATATGCCGGGCAGAGCTTTCCGGTCACGTCGAAGTGCCGGATCACATTCTTTTGAGGAATGTTATACTTCGCCATCAGCTCGCGCGTCAGCTCCAGAGCGGCCTTGACGGTCTCCGGCGCGGGCGCATACGTCCCGTCGCGCTTCGCGTCACACAGCTCAATGCTGATGCTGTTTGCGTTCTTGCACTTGCCGTACATAGTCCCGCCGCCCGTCTGCGGGCAGGACGGGTACTTCTTCCCGCCGACCGCCCAAGCGACACGCAAGTCAGGCACGCTCTGCACGATCTCCTTGTTGTCCACGAAGTAGTGCGCGCTGCTTTTCACCACGGTCGAGGCGTAGTATTTGGCGTTGTTCATCGCCGTGTCACCGTCGTTGCCCGTATAGTGAATGACGATGTACTTGATGGCCTGCGCATTGCGCGCAGGCCCACAGTTTCCCACGTTGGCGCGGAGCTGCTTAATCTCCATTGCCGTTCTCCTTACTCTCCAGCACGTCCTGCACCTTCTGACTCTGCGTGCCGAAGTAGAACGCGATGATGACGGAGAAGATCGTCACGAACTCCTGCCCGCTGATTTTCGCAACGACGAAGCCGTACAGAAAGCCAGCGGTCAGCGTGATGGTGACGATGCTCTTCACAGAGCACAGCGCGGCAAGCCGCTTGATGATTCTTTCGTTCATGGTATTACTCCTCCTTGGTCTTTCGACCGACGATTTTATCGGCAACGGCGATCACCGCCGTAAATCCGCACACGATACCGCCCGCGCCGAGAACGTACTCAAAGAGCGCGTCCCATTGCCACCCGTTGTAGGTGTAGACTGCGAGCGTATAGACGATGAACGCGGCAATAAAGACGGCGGCGATTGCCAGTATCTTGTTGCGCGTCCGCATTTTCTTTGATCGCTTCCCGCTCATGCCGCGCCCCCATAGAGCAGCCACGTCACGAACGCGCCGATGATGGCATAGAGAACCTTGTCCACGATGCCGTCCCACCGCTTCGCAGGCTTCGCTGTCAGCACCTTCACGTCGGTCTTGATCTCGGTGATGTCGTTCTTCATGTTGTCCTGATCGGTCGCAAGCTCCCGGACCGACAGTGCGAGGTCATTGAGGGCCTGCTGGTTTTCCTCCAGCTTTTTGATGCGCCCCTCATTGCGCAACGAGCGGTCTTTGACCTCCTGCAAGGCGACCGCGAGATTTTCGTCCATAGGCGTTCTCTCTTTCCGGCGGCAAAAAAGCCGCCTGTTTGATTTGTCAGCGGTTACGGCGCAGCCAGCGTCCTGCGCTCTTGAGGTTTCTTGCCAGCTTTCGGAATATTTCCACAAGCCAGAGCTGCGCGCTCTGCCCGTTTGCGGAAAGCCGCTCCAGCTCTCGCAGCATTTGCCCCCTGTGCCGCTTTGCACGGATGATCGTCAGCGGCGGCATCGGCGCTTTATCCGGCTCGCACGGCTTGCGTGGGCTGCTTTGCCCTTTGCGCGGCGGTGCCGGTCTGCGTTCCTGCGGCACAACGGCATCCTGCTCCTGCAATTCCCGGTAAATGCTATAAGCCAGCTCGTCGAGGCCGTCCATGCCGCGCAGCGTCGTCGGCTGAAAGCCGGTCATCGCTCCGATGTTGCGCAGCGCTCTGCGGATTGTGCGCAGCACCGTCGCCTTATCCACACCGATGAGCGAAGCGACCTCCCGCAGCGACAGCCACTCACCGTAGTATAGATACAGATAAGCAGCCTGCCGCGGCGTTATCGCCGAAAGAAGGAGATTTGCCGTTTCGCGGTCGGCGAGGTCAAGCTCTGTCTGTCCGCTTAAAGCCGCCTGCGCCATTGTCAGCTCGACCTCCTCCCGCACGGCTTTCTTTGCGCGGGAGAGAGTACGGGAAACCGTGCTCTTCCCGATGCCGAGCCGTTCGGCGATCTCCGTCACGGATGCGCCGTCGCGGTTCAGCTCAAGGACCTTGCGCTGCCGTTCTGTCAATGCTTCAAGCCCCCGCTGTGCCGCCGAAAGCATCTGCTTTCTTCCAGCCTCGATCTCATCATCAAGCGAATTGTCCGCCTGCTCCCAAGAGAGAAATTGCGCGCGGTCTCCGAGGGACATTTCGCCGCCGTTCTCTGCCTGCGCGGCCATCGACACGGTTCTCGCTCGCGGCGCTTTGGCTCTGCGCGGGGCAATGGCGTGAAGCATCGCTTGGACATTCGCCAATTCCTCGCGCAGCATTTCGATCTCCAGCTCGTCCGCACCGTTATCGCGTGCTTCAGCGATCTGCGCAAGCAGCTCACTGTGCTGCCGGCGGAGAGCGTCGATTTTCTCGCTCATTTACGCTCAGGCTTCCGTGAAATACTGCCCGATCAGCTCATGTGGAAGATACTGCAGCACGATCTTGCCGCCAGCGGCTTCGCCGGTGCGCTCACAGAGATAGGTCTTACTGTCCTCGCTGTCGAGATAGTACCTGCCATACTCGTATTCCATGCCGCGAGTCGCGGGGATCGGGTCGTCCTGCGTGCCGGCGTGCTCCACGTCGATGACCACCCACATGGCCGGCGTTGCAGACGGTCTCCAATCCTCCTGTGAGGTGTGTGCCTGACGGCATTTATAGAGCTTGCCGCCGTCGCTGCGCCGATCACCCTCGGCGTAGTCGACCGGGAACGCCCACGCGGGAAACAGCTCAACGGCCTGCGCCGCGTCTCTGTCCGGCAGGGATGCGCTTGCCCGTTCGATGTAAGGTCTGAGTGCTCTGGCTCTTTCGGTATAAGTTGGCATTTCTCTCTCCTCCTCTTAAAGCATGATGGTCATGGTCTTGCCGGTCGTATCGATCTCGACGGCAAGGTAGCTGTGTCCGCCGCTGGTCACAACGCTCACGCCGCCGTTTCCGTCCGCCGCGAGCAGATTCCAGCCGACCGCCGGCGCGGTCTCGCCGCTGTACGGTACGCGCACAAGGCCGCCGAGCTGCACGCTGCACGCCTTGCCGTCGCGGCCCATCGCCGCCACCACGCCGCAGAAGCCGTCGTTCGCGGCGCACTTGCTCACCGTGCCGTTGGCGGATACCTTGACGACCTTGCCCTCCTCGGCTCCCGTGCCCGCCGCAAAGGTGGCGCACCATGTACCGACGCCGTCATAAGAAATGCTCATTTACTCTGCCTCCCCCAGAAGAATTTTTGCCGCCGTTTCGGCGTCTGCCATTGCTGCGATCTCGCTGTCCTTTTCTGCGAGCTGCGTATCCTTTTCCTCGAGCTGGGCATCCTTATCGGCGATCTGTGCCGTCTGCTCGGTGACAGTGGCGTTCAGGCTCTCGATCTGCGCCTGATACGGCGTGACATCGCCCCAATACTGCTTGTCTGCTTTGATGATCACCTTGATGCTCTGCGTGTTCATGTCGTACTGGATCGCCTTCACGGTGAAGGCGTAGCCCTCCGGCAGCGGACAGGCGGGGCAGTCCGTGCGAATCTGCTCGACCGTGACATTCTTCCAGTCGATGGCCTCGACCGATTCGAGCGTATTTTCCGAATAGCACCGCTCGAATGTGACGTGGTACTCGCTCGATAATGCAAAGACGTTGCCGACGCGATGACCATTGATCTTGTACTTGACGCCGTAATAGCTGTTTCCTGTTTTCATGCTCCTGCCTCCTGTGCAAAGTTATCGCTTTCCGCGCTTGTGCTTCGGCTCCCATATCCCGACACCGAAGCGGGGATAATCATAATATCGGGTCAGGACCGCTGCGGCCTCCCGCAGGTCTCGCCGCATCGCGCCCAGATGCCCGGTATCTATGCCGGCTTCCCGGCATTCGCGAATTTTAATGCTGATCTGCGCTGCCGTGCGCCGATACTCCACAGCAAGGTCCTCGAGACCGGCCTCGCCCTGCTCGATCACGCCGGCGCGCCGCAGGGTCTCCGTAAGGCGTTCTCCGCGCTCGGCGTGTACGACTGGCTTGTACGGTAGCTTATAGCGCACACCGTTCTCCGCGAAAATGATCCTTGATGGCCGTGGAATATTCCGTCGGTCGAAGGTCGTGATGCAAATGACGCCGCGCTCACAGTCGATCTTCACCTGTGCGTCCGGCTCGCCGTCCCGAAAGCGGACGGTCAGCTCCGCCTCTCTGTATGCTCGCATCCTCTCACCCCGCAAAAACGATCTTACCGGCAAACTTTGTGTCGCTCGTGAGCTTAAAGGCTCCCGTCGCCGCCGTGTACTCCACGTCCAGCGCAAGCACGGCCCATGTGTTTTTCGCGTACTTGCCGTCACTGCAAAGGGAGTAGGCGTCAAAGGTGAAGTCCGCGCCCGTCCTCTTGTGGGCGCTCTGTGGGATCGTGAGCACATACGGCTCGTCGGTGCCCGTCCACTCGTTCGCGGTAAAGGAAACGGTCACACTGCCGGGCGATTTTCCATTCCAGTTTGTGCGGTCGGTATTGCTGACCTCCTGCGGATGCACATGGTCGCTGCGGGAATAGGTTTCAAGAACGCCGGCGTTTGCCGTACCCGCCGCCTTTGGCGCGCCGTCAGACGGCGCGCCCTTTCCGTCGTTGCCCTTCGCCGCAATGAGCCTCCAGTATTCCGCGTTCGGCGGAGCGATGCCGGTGCATGGCTTGATGCATAGATAGCTGCTGCCGGCAGAGGCAACCTTATTGCCGACGGCATAGGCTTTGGAGGCGCTGTAGTCCTCCCAGAAATTGCGCGCGTTCTCCGCGCTCTGCCGCGCCGTTTCATCCCCCTTTCTCTGTGTTTCGGCCTGCTGACGGGCGGTCTCGTTTGCTGCCCTCTGCATTTCGGCATTTGCGCGAGCGGTTTCCGCGCTCGCTCTTGAGGCTTCTGACGTTTTCCGCTCTGTTTCATTCTGCACGCGCGCCGTCTCCGCGGTGGCCCTTGTGCCTTCCGCTGTTGCGCGATTTCCCTCCGCGGTGACACGCACAGCTTCATTGCTTTTTCTGGTTCCCTCGTTTGTGCCGCGGGTCGTTTCATTGCTCTTGCGCAGAGCCTCCGCCTCGGCTCGTGATGTTTCTGCGGTGACACGTGCAGCTTCATTGCTCTTGCGTGTCTCCTCATTACTTTGCCGTGTCTGCTCTGCGGCGGTGCGCTCCGCCTCGGTCGCATCACTCGCGAGAACGGCAGGGATCAGCTTTTCGTTGATGTACTTCTTGATGATGTTGCCGGATTCGTCAAACTTGGCTTTCAGCTCCGCACTGGTCAAACCGCCCACGTCGTTCGGCTCGTCGTCCAGCTTTTGGATGATGTTCAGATCGCCGTCCAACAATTCAAGCTCGATCGGTGCGCTCTGGATGATATTCAGATCGGCGCTCAACTTCTCACTCATGCTCGCTCCCCTCACATTCTCGGGACTTCGCCCGTTTCATTTATCTTGCGTTGCAGCTCTCCGTAGCCTGCGCCGCCGCGCAGCGGAGCGCCTTCGCCGGAAAGCTCGTCCGCCATGCCGTCGCCGCCCTGCGGCATGGTGGGATCAAGCATCTGCTGCCCCTCCAGCGCCGCGATCAGCGCATCCTTGTCCGTGATCTGACCCGCCGGCAGTCTCTTGATGTATTCCACCGTGCTGATCTTGTTCTGCATCAACAGGTTATCGAGCGTCTGCATTTCCGCGATCTCGCTCCAATAGCTGCTCGCGCCGACGTCGAGCTTCACGCTGCACGGGATATTGCGCAGAGCGGAGAAGTCAAAGGAAATGATCTCCTTCTGCCCGCCGAACGGCGTGGGGATCTCCACATAGCGCGTCCCGTAATACTCGCCCATAAAGGCGATGTAAATGCGGCCCAGGTCCTCGATGCTCTGCAAAAGCGCCTGCTTCGTCAGCTCCATCGGCGTCGCCGCGGCGCGCTGCAGGGCGATGATGGCGCTCGTGTTGTCCGGTCGCGTATCGCCGAGGGCAACGTCCGTCGCGCCGAGAAATTTCTGCGTGTAGCTGATGGCAAGCTCGATAAACTGGCTGATCTGCGGGCTGATGCTCGCCGGGTCGATGATCTTTGCCACATTGTCCACGCTGCCGTTCACGGCGATCTGTGCGCCCACGCGATTCGACCATTTGGCGACCTTCGTCTTGTCGTATATGATCTTTGGGTAGGCGAGCGTCATGAGCGAGATCATAGACATGGCGAAGAGCTTGTTGACAAAGATCTGGTTCGGGATCAGTCCGGTTATCATCGCCTGCCCGTGATAGCAATCATGCACGAAGTCCCACGGCATCCATGTTACGGGGTAAAGGCTGATGCCAAGGTCCGTATCCGCGCGGAGCTCCACGCTCTTGGTGCATTCGTAGCTGTGAACGTGCCCGGTCTCGTCGTCCTTCCACAGGTAGACGAGCACCGTCACCTTGTCGCCGCCCAGCTCGTCCATGTGGCTGTTTTCGCCCTCACTCTCGTCGGCGATGATGCTTTCGACGTCGGTCCCGTCGCCTCCGTAGCGGCGGGCGCGCTTGCGCGCCTCACTCACCATCATGCGCCGCTCGATGATCAGGTAGGGCTGGCTCTGCACGTCGCGGTTGTTTGGGTTGCCGAAAAGCACCTGCGTGTTCTTGAGCACCTCTGTCCTGACGATGCCCTTGGCGTCCTGCCCGGTCTCCTCGTCGGGATCAAACCAGCTGAATGTGCAGCCGTCCCCGTCCACCGCCGCATTGCGGCAGAACTCACGAATGACCGCGCCCATCTTATTGCTTTCAAACAGCGCAAGAAACTGGTCGTTGAGAATGCTTGAAAGCGTCTCCAGCGTCTGCTTGTCTACGCCGCTGCTCGAAGGCATCGGGTTTGCGTGCAGCTTGAGGTTGTCCGTCGAAACGTTGGCAACGGAGAAGAGCACCACACGCTTGAGGAAATTGAATACCGGCGTCGGCAGGCCGTTGCTCTTCACGCCCTCCCACTGCTTTCCGACAAAGAAGTCCTCGTTCGTGCTCACGGTATCATAGAGATCGATGCCGTTGTTGAAGCTCACGCCCTTTTGGTATCGCGCGGCGACGCTATCCGGCGTCGGGGTAAAATCCATCATTTGTCACTCCCTCACTTTACATTTCCTGCGTACCGCAGCTGAATATCCGTCTCCAGCACCGTCGCTGTGGCGCTTGCGCTCACGCTCTTGAATACCAGCCGGTAGAAGGTCGCCTTTTTCACCTTGAGTTTCAGCCGCTTCACCTGCGCCTTGTGATTCGTGCGAAAGCTGAAATGGTTGAAATCCACATGGTTGAAGGTCGCTAAGTTCATTGCAACGACCTTCTCCGGGTAGTCGCTGCGGCGGTTGCTCTCCGCCGTCACCGTCACGCGCGCGTTGGCCTCCGGCTCGATCGCCACGAAGATCATAGGGCTGTATTTAAGCTGCCAGTCGCGCCCGAAATCCATCAGGCCGGTCGCCGCGTATGCGTCGATCTCGGCCCCGTCGTCGTTGCGGTAGGCGCGGGAAAGATGCTTGATCTTCCCATCCGCGGTAAAGCCGTATGCTTCGCCTTTGATGTCCAGCATGGCGAGGAACGGCATATTCGTGTAGATGTACCACGCATCGCTCGCGTAGTTGAGGATCAGTGCCGTGCCCTCGCTCAAAAACCAGAACTCATGCTCATTTTTGCGGTTGAAGGTCCGCGTTTTCTCCGGGGCAAAGCCCTTTACCGTCTCAAATACGCGGTCGCTCACACGCTTGGCATTGGTCTGATTGTCCGTGATGTAGCCGCTCGACGAGGTGGCCTGCCATTGATACACGCCGCCGGTCTCCAGCGTCAGCGGGTTGTTCTCCAGAAGCTGCGCCTGCCCCAGGGCCTCGTTGCCGATGCTTCGGTTCAGAGGTGTCACGTTAAATGCCGCCACCGTCATGCTGCTGTCCAGCGTCATTGTGCCGTACTGTACGCTCCACGCGCTCCCGCTCTTGAACGCGATCATACGTGCGTAGTGTCGCACCAGCGCCGTGATGGGCGTATTGCTCTCACCTATCGCGATCTCGTAAAGGTCTGGGAAGTAATCCGCCGTCGGAATACCGTCCGCGTCGATGCCGGAATAGAGCGTCTTGCTGCTCCCGTCGCCGTAGAGAAAGACGCGCGTATCATTCGCTCCGTTAAAGAGCTCCGAGTAGTGCATCCCCTCCACGTCGCCCCGCGCGCCCGTTCCCTTGCGGTAGGTCACCGTCACGGTGTTCGTGCCGCGCGCCGGCGCGCTCGCAAAGGTCAGCTTGCCCGCCGCAAGATCGCTCGTATAGGTCACGTCAGTGCCCTCTACCGCGATGATCTCGTCCGCCTCTTTTTCAGGCAGGTAAAAATCCTTTGCCTCGCCGTCCGGGCTGTACCGTACCTTTCGCTTGCCCGTCAGGCGGTTCAGATTCTCCAGCAGCGTGCCGCTGCCTGCCGGTGTGGTCGCCGTCATGACCGTTGGGATGTATCCCTCCACAGCGGAAAAGCTCTTATCCGCGCTCCCGTCCCAGCTCATGTATTCGTGTCCATTGAGCAGGTATACCTTGCCGCCGAAGCCGAAAAAGTGCGTCGTGTCCTGTGTGCATTGCCCGACGACCGTCGCCGTCGAAAAATCCGCGGCAACATCAAAGATCAAGCCGCCGAACGCGCACAGCAGATGCCATGCGGCCCCCACAATGCCCTCCCACGCGCCGCCAAAGGCCGGGGAAGCGGTCGGGGCGGTGTGGGATGCCGCCCAGGTATCCCATGCCGTCTGGAGCGTCAGAACGGTCTTTGTCCCGGGCCGCACCTGCAAATGCCGGTCGCGCGTGATCTTAAAATTGCGCATTTCGGAGAGCTCTCCGTCGCGGATCTTGGTGTCACCGTCCGGGTTCTCGTTCAGTCCGAGAAATGCATTGATCTTCATAACGCTTGTGCTGCTTCCTGCGTTGATCCGTCCCATGTTATCCTCCGTATGCCATATAGTCCTCGCTCATTTCGCCGCCGGTCATGCTCTCGTCGTAATCGACCTCGCCGTCCTCCGGCTCCTCGCGCACCTCCGGCATCTGCGCCCCCAGCGTGCGGGTAATGGCGTAATACCGAAGGGAATCGCAGATATGTGTGATGTCGTGCGGATCGGTCGCGCAGTCGCTCGCATTCTTCGCGTCGTGCTGGATAACGGGCAGATTGCGGATCAGTCCGGTGCAGTCCCGCGTTACCAGCAGACCCGGGCGGTCGTTATCGCTCCTCAGGGGCTTTAGCATTTCCTTGAGCGCCATCCAGCCCTGCACGCGGTTGTTGCTCGCCCGCAGAAGCCCCACGCCGTTTTCGGCGTACAGCTCCGCCATGCTCCGCCCGCTGTCCTTTTGGCGGTTCCACATATCTGGCGGGGCGATGGTAAACTCGATGTGCTCGTAGTCCGGCGTGAGTGAAAGCATCAGCTTCGCCGCCTCCGATACGATCAGCCCGCTCTGCTGCACCTCGCGATAGACGTAGCTCCTGCCGTCAAAGTCCTGCGCGATCCAGAGACATGCGAACATGTCGAGACCGTAGTCGAAAGCGCGGTATTTCTTCCACTCCGCGGGGATGCGCACAAACGGTTCAATGACGTGCGTCTCCGGTCGGAACTCGGGAAAGAACGTGCCTGCCAGCGCGTCCCAATCGCCGTAGCGGTGGGCGCGGCGGATATCCTCGGGCAGAAGGTCCAGCATCTGCTTGTATTCGGGGGACGCCGCCAGCAGCTGCGGGTTGTCGTCCACCGTCGCGGGGATAAAGGTGTAATCCCCGGCGCGCTCGCCGTCGCGGTATTCGCGGTCGATGAACAGCCGCTTCACCCACAAATGGCCGATGCCGCCCGGGTTGCAGGTCAGATACATTCGTCTCGGGACGCGCGTCGCACCGCGCAGACACGCGCCCAGCGTGCGGAATTGGCTCTCCGTGAACTGCGTCGCCTCGTCCATGAAGATCCAGTCGTATTCCTGCCCCTGATACTCGAGATCGTCGTTTGCGCCATAGTGGCCAAATTTGATGGTCGAGCCGTTGACGAAAAAGAACATGTGCATCGTCGCGTTGTAGCTTGCGATCTCCTGCGGGATCATGCGGCGCATCGGCAGGATGATGCTCTGCTCCAATTCGGGGTATTCGCGGCGGACGATCAGAATGCGCAGGTTCGGATAGGCGAGCGCCCCGCCGAAGCTCTTGCGCATCAAAACGTAGGTCTTGCCGCCTCCTCGCGCTCCGCCGTAGCCGACGTAGCGGGAGCGGGCCTGACAAAACAGCTTCTGCTTGGGGTTGAGGTCCCCCATGTCGATATTCACCGTGCCGCCGGTGTTTGTCATTTTGCCGTATGCCATTTCTCAACCTCTTTGAAGTAGGGAAATAGGGGCATGAGTGCGGAACTCATGCCCCTATGGTCGGGAGCCTTATGCGTATGCCTTGCTGCCCTCAATGCCAACGCAGCCGTCCTTGGTGCCGATGGCACGCATGGTCTGGCCGGCAGTCAGCGTGACCGCGGAGCTGTAGACCTGTGCGGTGGTGGAGTAGCGGGGGTTGGTGCCGTCCACGGTGTACTTGAAGGTCACACCGCTCACGGCGGTAATGCTCACCGCGTGAGACGAGATCGCCATTTCGGGCGCCGCGAGGACCGCGCTGGACTTGCCGCAGACCGCCACGCCGTCGCCCTTCGCGCCCAGCACGAAAGCGTCGTAGTAGGTCACGCCCTGCACCACGGGGCCGGAATAGCCCTGCACCTTGGGCAGGATGTCATAGTTCTGCAGCTTGACGGGGTCGACCGTGCAGCCCTTGTGCTTGATGAAGAAGTACACGCCCGCGGGCATATAGCTCGTGGGAATGGGCTTGACGCGGCAGCCGTCGAACTCGCCGACGACGCCCTTCGCAAGCGCCTTCGCGCCGAGCGCGTCCACGCCGAGGTAATCGGGATTCTGCTTGAGCAGCTTGTACATTTCGGTCGTGATGTACAGCGTGCGGTTCTCCAGCGGCACCAGCGCGTCGGTCATCAGCGCATTGAGGTCGATGATAAGGCCGCCGATGGTGCTCTTGGTGGGGGCGGTATCCTCCGCCTTCTGGATGTTCGCGCCCATGACCCACTTCTTGATGCGGTGCTTGTCCATGCCGGGGACGGTCACCTCGTCGAGCTGGCGGCGCAGGGCGCGGGCCGCGCTCTTCTCGATGGCCTGATCGCTCTGGTCGAGCGCGTCGATGGTGAAACTGAACGCGGGGGACTTCTCACAGGTCATTTCCTGCAGCGTGTCGCCCACGTCATACACGGTGCCGAAGCGGTTGGAGCCGCTGCGGTTGTACTCGCTCTCGGGTACGGTGTTAACGCTGGCGACGCGGATGGTCTTGCTGCCGGGGGCGAGCCAGCTATAAGCGTTGCCGCAGTCGTCGGCGGTGATGGATGCCTTCTTGAAGCGTTCTGCGATCTTTGTCGCGTATTTCACAGCATAATTGATGCTCATTTTCGTTCCTCTCTTTCGTCTGCCCGACGACGGAAAGGAAGGTTATTCGCCCCATCCCTCCAGGAACGGATCGCGCCCGCCGGCGTTCTGTCCGGCGCTCTGCATGCTCCCGGTGGAGCGTGCGGCGTTTTTGACGTTCTGCTGCGCCGCCTGTGCGGCGCTTCTGGTGCGCTCGGCCTCCTCGCGGGCCTGCTTCGCGGTGTATTTGGCGTATGCCACCGTGAGCGAACTGCCCGCGGCTACGGCGTCCCACACCTCCTTTGGGATGGCGTCGGGATTCCTTGCCACGTCGGGGTATTCTCGTGCAAATTCGTCGATATCCGCCTTTCGGCGCTGCGCTGCGGCGTTGGCGGCTGCATTGGCCTGCTCGGCTGCCTGACGCTCGGCTGCCTGCTCCGCCTCTCTGGCGGTGACGGCTGCCTCGCGGTCCTCCAGCTCGATGCTGCGGCGGGCTTCCGCCTCGCTCAGACCGTCGGCCTTCTTCGCCTCCGTGCGCAGGAAGGAAACATAGTCCGCGACGCTCACGCCCTTCTGCTTGGCGAAGATCGAAAGGATCTCCATCGCAGGCTTGCTCTCGTCGTATTTGGCGCGAATGCGGTCGTAATCCATGCCCTTCTGCGCGAGCGTGACCATTTCGGCCTCGCCCACGTTCTTGGTCTCGTCCATGTGGCGCAGTGTCCACGTCTTTTCCGGCGCGTCCGCCTTCTGCTCGGTGGTCTCCGTCTGCGCCTCCGCGCCCGCCTCGGCGGCAGTCTCAGCGGCCCCGCCGTCCGATGCGCTCTGCGCACCCTCGGTCTCGCTCGCCGGTTCCGTCACCTCTTCAGCCGTGTCCTCGCCCTCGGCAGTCTCCGAGGTCTCGGGCGCGTCCTGCGCGGTCTGCTCGTCGCCCCATCCGTCCAGAAATGCGTCCTGCTGGTCTGCGTTCTGCTCTTCCTGTACGCTCATGTTCTCGACGTTTTCCATTGCTTCCTCCTTGCTCCGGCTGGTCTGCCGGGCATTTTATTTTTGCGGTGCTGGTCTGCACCGGCTTTTACGATCTTCTGCGGCTCTTACAGCCATGCGCCATATTCGCCGTGCTCGATGCCGCCGTACACGTCCTCCACCTCACCGATCTCACTCGGCAGGCTGTTTCGTGCCAGCGCGATGCCCTTTTCAAACTCGTCCCAATAGGCGTTGTACTTGTCTCGGTCGTCGTCGATGATCAGCAGCGCCGCCAGCCCCCACGGGAGAACGGATTCGCAGATGTACTGGTCCAGATCCAGCTTGTCCGTCAGCGCCTCCGGCATCCTGCACACGGGACGCTTGCCGTCTGTGCTCGCCGCATAGGTATCGCTCACGGGGTAGACGCGCGGGATCAGATTCCGCACAAGGCTGACCGCCTTGACGCGGTACGGCTTGGTGTCCGCCGTTTCGGTCGAGCCCGTCGATTCGTTCTGCTCGTCGATCAGGCGGATCGCGCTGTCAAAAATATCCTGCACGGTGTAGTTCACGGCGTTTCCTCCTTGCGCTCCCGCAGGCCGACGTGATAGGTCATAATGGCCTCGATGCCCTCGTCAATGCTGCCCGGGGCCGGTCGCTCGGCAGGCTTTTCACCGTCCTCCGGCGCTTTCCCGGCGGCAGGGCCTTCGGCCTGCTTCGGCGAGCTCGCTCCGGACGGCTTTGCCTGTCTCCGCCCTTCCGTCAGCGTCAGGCTGAGGTGATAGAGCTCGACGGACAGGACGATCACCAGCAAAAATGTGTTCAGCATACCGTCACTCCCAATCGCTCTTGTCCATGTTCTTGCCCATGTTCACGTTCACGCTGATGTCCTGCTTTGCCTCGATCTTGTCCTGATACCCGGCGAAGCGCTTCTGCTTGAGCATGAAAATGACGAACGGGACGTAAGCCTTGTTGCCGGTCGTCAGCAGGTTCATGTACTCTGCCGCCATGCGGCTGTAAGCGTCCTGCGCGGTCTCCTGCAAGTATGGGCATTTCTCACCGTCAAACCAGCCTCGCAGCGTCGAAACGCTCACGCCGAGGAACAGGGCAAGCCCCTGTTCGCTCACGACCTCGGCCGCAGCTCCGTCGGCATTCGGCGCCAGCGCTTTCTCAAAATAGCGGTCAACGGCTTCCTGCAGCGCTTCCGTCGTCTTGTACCGCGCGCCGGCATTGTTCCCGCTGCCGTAAAAATTCCGCTCCGACTTCGTTTTCTGGTGCTCGCCGTTCTGCGTTTCCCTCTGCGCTGCCTTTCTCGCCATACTCCCGCTCCTCTCTCCGTATTCGCCGCACTTTCAGGCGGGCTTTGCGCCCATTGCCAAAGGCAGTGGCTCTCCTCTTTTGGAACGGCATTGCAGTCCTGCCCTGCCGTTTATCCCGCCGCCGCGCGCTCGGCCCCTCTTCCAAGCGGCGCAGGCAGCAGGGCGGGCAGGGAGGAGGTCGGCCCTTGCCCGCGGCATCCGCGGCTCTCGCCGAAGGACGCGTCAAATCAGGTCCTCATCACGCTTCAATCGTGTGAATACCGTACTCCGTTGCACATAGATGCTCAATCTTGCACCCGCGAGCCTCGCTCCACCCTCTCGCAAAATACGCTACATCCGCCGTAGCAAGCAGCTCCAGAGACTTGCCGAGAAACCAAAGCGGTTTTGCACCCACCGGCGCATTCTCGAAGAAGCTGTCGATGATCTCGATGTCGTCGCCGTGCGTTCCGCGAAGAACTTGTCATACGCCGCGCACCCGGCGTGGCACCAGGCGTCACGCTTCTCGCATTTATAGCACGGATTGTCCATCAGGCGTTTTCCGCCTTCGACCGCGCGGCCTTGCCGTCCACACCGTTCACCGCTGTCGCCAACAGGAAGCCGAGCAGCATCCACACCTTGTCCTTGATCTTCCCCATGCAGATTTCCGCGCCGAGCTTTTCGTCGTAGTTCTCCGCGCTCACGCAGGAGCTTGCCTCAATGATCTCGAAGCCGTTCCGCAGAACTGCGCGAACAACGGTCGTTCGGTCGCCGAGAGTATGAACGCGGTGATAGGCAATAAAGCCGTCCACCATCGCCTGACTGATCGACGGCTCCTCCGTGCGCAGGTCGCCGTTGACCGTAAGCGGCATATACGCCTTCTCGAACACGGCCTTCGGACTGAAGCTCACATAGCCATCCGGATAGCAAACCTTGTAGCCGTCCTCCGCAAGCTCGTCGCACCGGACAGGATAATCATGCGGGAGGATGGTCCCGCCAGCGGTGCGGAGCGCAGGCTCCGCCTCGATCAGCTTTGTACCGATGTACTTCTGCATCGGCTGCGAAATAAACATCTTTTTCATCGTCGTGGTCCTCCTGCAAAATATTTTCTTCTCCCCTCAAGCGTAACACACGCGAAAGAGGTTTGCAGTTCTACATTTGGAATAGCTCTTGCCCCTCTGACAGCAGAAAAGGCGACCACCCTTTCGAGTGACCGCCCCCTGATTTTCCGCTGCCCCTACCCCACCGCCGGGGCACCATCTTCCCCGCATGGAGAACATGGTCGATTTCGACCGGCTTCATTGCTTCGATTTCGATGCCTTTGCCCATTGCCGCGCGACGTCTTGTTGACGCCGCCAAAACGTTCGCACGCACCATTCCGGCGGCATTGCCGCAATGGTCCCGCCCGTTCTGCCAGCAGCATCGGTCGGTCCTAACGCATTCCAACGCTTTTGTTGCTGTAGGGGACGTGTGAGGACTATCCTACCCCTTCCTGCGAGACCCCCACCGTTTTTCCGCTACCCCTCCCCCTTTGCCGTAAAGACTGCCCCATCGAAAACGGCCTGACCGCCTGGACACCTCACCGCGGAGCCGGACCACCGAAAAAGCCCCGGCTCCCCGAATTGCCTTTGCCGAATTGCCCGCACCGACTTGCGCGCTCCCGCGCTGCCGCCCGGAGCAATCGCATGGCCTCCCCGCATTGCCCCCGATCTTCGGCCTCGCGCTCCCGCTTTGCCCATCTACCCGGCGCCGAACAGACGCAGTACGGACGCAGTAAACCCAGCAAAGCCCCGCCGTTGCTGGCATTGTATTTAACCACCTGTTAAATTGTCCGCCCATTCTCGCCCAGCTTCCCGCCAGCCCCGCGCACCGTTGCCGCCGGTCATCCTCTGCAAGCCGCCAGACCTGCGCCCATTCCCTCCAGCCGATCCTCCGCTTTCTGCTCTCTTGCCCAAAACGAAAAAGGGCCGTCACCCCATCTTCGGGGCGGCGGCCTGCTGCTTTCTGCTCGTTCCTCCATCTGCCATAAGCTGTGCTAATACCTATCGCCAACTCTACGCGATTTTTTTATCTCTCCGTGTCCGTCTATCCTACTCCCTGCTATATCCTCCCTATATCTCCTCCTGTACTATCTCGTAGTCTCTGCTTCTCTCGTACTCTCTGCGTGATCTATACTGCATACTCCTAACGTACTCTGGTGTATTATCTATTCTCCCCGCCCCGTCAGAAGAAAAGACTATCAAGAGAAGAAAGCACCAAAGTACAGCAGAGTATATATAGCCTACGGCAGTAAGGTATAGAATAAATAATATTTATTCTATCCGTGCGCGCGCGGGCGCGCGATTGATATAGTATAAGGCCCCCTCCGGACTGGCGGAGAGGGCGGGGGAGCCGGCGTTACAGTTTGTCCCGGATGGCCTCAATGATCCATTCATTGACGCTCTGATCGTTGGCGGCGGCGGCGGCCCTGATCTGGTCTTTGCCCGGGTCCTTGCCGCGGCGCAGCTTGACCGTGATTTTCTCGTTGTTCTCGCGCTCCCATTTGAGCGAGGCGGCGCGCTGGGCCTCCGTGGTGCGCAAAGCCTTGTCCTGCATGGTGTTTCGCCTCCTTTTTCCTCCTATTATAGCGCGTTTGCGCGTATAAGTCAGCCTGACAACATGCACAAAAAAGTCCGCCTGATATTTGGCTAAGGCGTAGAATGTCGCGAAATCTGTAAAACAGGGGCTTGACTTTTCGTATCAGTCCGACTTATACTTGGGCCAACCTCAGCAAACCACGACAAACCAAATTCAGGAGGACGACACCATGACATACTTCACCAACTGCCAGACGCTCGACGAGCTCAAGAAGGTATACAAGCACCTTGCGCAGAAGCATCACCCCGACGTGGGCGGCGATACTGCCACCATGCAGGCCATCAACGCCGAGTATGAGGAGCGCTTCGAGGCCCTCAAGCGCCGGCAGAACGAGCAGGCCGCGGCGGACGCCACCGGCAAGACCCACGCGACCACCGAGACCGCGGGCGATTTCATCGGCATCATCGCGGCGCTGCTCAAGCTCGACGGTCTGGAGATCGAGCTGTGCGGCCGCTGGCTTTGGATCGGCGGCAATACCCGCGAGCACAAAGAAGCGCTCAAGGCGGCGGGCTGCCGCTGGTGCCAGAACAAGGGCCTTTGGTCCTGGCACTACGCCGAGGACGGCTGCGGCTATCACAAGGGCCGCAAGCGGAGCATGGCGGAGATCCGCGCGAAGTACGGCAGCACGACTTTCCGCCGCGGCGCCAGCACCGAATCCGACGCGCTCCCGGCTTGACCGGGGCGCGCCGGGAACGGAGGAAGCACCATGCCGCAAATCATTGTTGACCTGTTCGGCTGCTGGGCGCTGACCGCCCTTGCAATGAAGATCATTACATATCTTGACCGCTGAAAGGAGAACACACCATGTTCACGCCCGAAGAATTCGAGACCCGCACCAACTGGAAAATGAGCTACGCCGAGTATGTCGCCTGCGCCTGTGAGCGCTGCAACCGCGAAGGCTGCCCGCACCGTGACGCATTCCGCCGCGTCCCTTTTATTGACGGCGGGCTGGCGCTCTGCCCCAACCTGCGCGGCCTTGACGCCAAGCATTAAACCACCACGCCCGCCCCGGAGGTCACGAGGGCAGAAGGAGCACAAAATGGAATGGAACATCCCCAGCGAGAACGCCATCATCACCCGCCTCGACGAGCTTTACGAAGCGCTTGATCGTTTCCCCGACAGCCCCATGGCCCCGGCCTGGCAGCACGAGATCGAGCACCTGAAAGAACAGCTTGCCTACGCCGGATAACAAAACGCCTGTCCTATCGGGCATACGGGGAGAAAGTGGCCTTATGAAATCCAAACTGAACGATGCTCAGGCTCGCGCATATATCGCGGGCGAATCGAGCGAACCCGTGCAGGAGATTGAGCGTAAACACATTCTCCGCCTTGTGTCCGCTTTACAGGAGGCTGAAGAACGGCCTGGTATGAACTTCGAAATCCTGTGTAAAACCGCCGACCGCTATGTGAAAAATCATCAGAACACAGAAAACCGGCAGGAGTTGTCCCTGCTGATTGCGACCCGTGACGCCATATCGAAGAGGAGACCACCGAATGAGTTATCTTAACCTCTTCCAACGCTACGGCAGCCCCAGCCGAGAGGCGGAGATCCGGCTGCACGGTTACCTGATCCGACCCGATACCCTGACCGCCGACCGCATCCAGTATAGCGACGAGACCGCCGCTCGGCTGATCGAGGATTGCCGCCGCCTCGCCGACCAGCTCACCGACTACCGGCAGGCCCTCGCGGAGCGCTACGCCGCACTCGCGACCGCTGCATACCGTGACCGGCTCGAATTGGTGCGAGAACGCCGCTGGCGTGATAGCCCCGTCCTCTATCATGTGCAGATCATCCGCACCTATGAGGACGGGACAGAAGAAACGCCACTGCACGAGAGATACCACGGGCAGGAGCGCCGCAAGGCGTTCGCCCGCTTCGCAGAATTGAAGCGCCAGCGCCCAGGCATCGAGACCATGCAGGACACCGAGAAAAAGCCGTGGGAAAAGTGA